CACAATATGGAAGCACGTATGCTCAAACCTATAATAATTATCAGTTTACAGTCTCATCAGGGACTGCTACAAATGGAAATACACAAGGAGGAGGCGGATCCGTTTCGATTGGACCTGTCATATTTAAAGCATAATGGCACAATTTACTTACGCAACTTTAACCACAGCAATTCAAAATTATACTGAAGTAGGAACTTCAGTTTTTACTTCTACCATCACGGATCAATTCATTGAGAACGCTGAAGAAAGAATTTTCAGGGATGTTAATATTGATGCTTATCGTTATTATGATAAAGCAACTTTAAATATTGGCCAAGGAACTTACAATAATCCTGCTGGTGGTTTAGTTGTTCGAGCTATTAAATTAACCGATAGTTCCAACAATATGTGGTATTTACAAAAAGTAGATCAAACCATGTTAGATGAATATACTCAAGATGAGACCAATAATACTGGAAAACCTTTATACTATGCTATGTATGATGGAGGAGATGGTTCAGCAGATGGTTATTTTAAAATAGCTCCTTCTCCGGATGCAGCCTACACTGTCGAAAGTGAATATATAAAGATGCCTACAGGTTTAAGCTCTGGAACTACGAGCACTTTTATCAGTAAAAGATTTGGAAATGGTCTCCTATATGCTTCTTTGGTTGAAGCTTTTGGATTTTTAAAAGGTCCAATGGATATGTTGACATATTACGAACAACGATATAAACAAGAGGTAGATAAATTCGGTCTTGAACAAATTGGAAGACGTAGAAGAGGCGATTATACAAGTGGTACAATTAGGATTCCTCTTAATACACCATCAACCACTGATTCGGGTTTAACTAAATAGGAGATCTTATGGCAGTTACAACAGCAGTATGTAATAGTTTTAAAACTGAAGTTTTAGAAGCTGAACACGACTTTGGGGTCAGTACACAGGTTTATAAAATTGCACTGTATCTTACAGGCGCAACGATAAATAAATCGACTACTTCCTACGGCACAACTCAAGAATCTTCTGGAACTAATTACACCGCTGGTGGAAAAAAATTAGCAGTGGCTAGTCAATTAGTTACACTAGAAACTGACACAGCGTGTGTTGATTTTGGAAATGTCTCTTGGGAAACAGCAACGATCACAGCTAAAGGCGCTGTTATTTATAACACTTCAAGTTCTACAAGTAGAAAAGCGGTTTGTGTTTTAAATTTTGGTGGTAATAAAACTTCTACAGCTGGAACTTTTACAATCCAGTTTCCTGCAGTTACGGATACACAAGCTATCTTAAGAATAGCCTAGGAGGTAACCTCCAATGGCTGCTAACAGTTGGAATCTTGCCGGCACTTCCTGGGGCATCGGCCTTTGGGGACAACAAAGTGACACCTCTGTCACACTCACAGGAATAGGACTTACTTCTTCCTTAGGTGATGAAACAGTCACGGCACAAATTAATAAAGGATGGGGAAGAAACACTTGGGGAAATGGTGTATGGGGAGATTCGTATAGTGTTATACCAACTGGAGCTTCTGCAACAACATCGACTGGTGACGTTACCATTAAGGCTAATTCAGTTCACGAAATAGTTACAGGAATAGGCATGACATCCTCTCTTGGGGATGTTGATTTTTCTTTAGGAATGGCAGTAAGTCCAACTGGAGTATCTACAACCAGTTCTGTTGGCAGTGTCACCGTTTTAGAAAATGAAATTATTACTTTAACAGGATTAGGACTAACCACTAGTTTAGGACAAGCTTTACCTATCGGCCCAGGCAATGTGAGTCTAACAGGAATTGGTTTAACTGCTTCTTTAGGGGATGAAAGAGCCTTCACTGATATTACAATTTCTCCAACAGGACTTGGTTTAAGTTCTGGATTAGGAACGGTAGTGTATGTTCAGTTTATTCCAACTCCATCTGTTTCCTCGACAGTTTCATTAGGTACGGTAAGTGTAAGCGCTAAAGCGGTTATTAATCCAACGGGAATCGGGATGACCTCGAGTGTAGGATTAGCCTCTGGTATGGCCTTTGCTTGGGCCTCCGTAGACACAGGCACCGATGTAACTTGGACCGAAGTTGACAAAACGGCCGCATAGTGGTTGACAGAGATAGACCGATCACTTATAGTAAATCAGGTAGGAGAAATTTATGCCATCAACATATAATTATTTAGGAATTCAAAAAATGGCTACCGGTGAAAAAGCCGGTACATGGGGTACATTAACCAATACTAATTGGGATATTATTCAACAAGCTGCATCAGGTTATCATTCACAATCTTTAAATTTAGTAGGAGCTGGTGCAAATACAACTGTATTAGCAATGACAGATGGAGATTCAACATCTGTAGCTGATGCGTTAACCAATGCTGCTCGTAATCAAGTTATAAAATTAACAGCAGCTATTACAGGAAATAAAATTGTAACTTTTCCTACCGACACAGAAGGATTGAAAGTTATTCTTAATGGAACAACTGGAGCTTATACCGTTCAATTAAAAGGAGCTTCTGATACAGGATCAGGAACTACTTTTTCTACTACTGATAAAGGCTACAAACTCGTTTACATGAGTGGCACTGATCTAATCGAAGCAACGGTTGGAGTACCAGCAGGATCAGACACACAACTTCAATATAATAATTCTGGAGTGTTTGGTGGTGCTGCAGGATTAACAACAGATGGAGCAGATTTAAGTATTTTAGCTCAAGGATCATTAAAATTATCTGATACAGATAATAGTGATGTTGTTGAAATGAAAGCTGATGGAACGACAACAGGATATGTTCTTACATGGCCAGCGACCGTAGCGGGTACAGCGGGTGATGCTTTAACCTCTACTACTGGTGGAGTTTTATCATGGACAACTATTACTGGTGGTCAATCTTGGCAGGCGGTTATTACAGCCGACCCTGCTAATGCAGTAGCTGGACGAGGTTATTTCTGTAATACTACAGCTGGAGCATTTAATGTTACATTACCTACTTCCGCAACAATCGGAGATGAGATTTCTTTTATTGACTATGCAGGAACTTTTGATAGTAATAATTTAACAGTTGCAAGAAATTCGCATAACATCCAAGGAGCAGGTTCAGATTTAACTGTTGCCGTGGAAAGAGCAGCTTTTACCTTGGTGTATGTAGATGCAACACAAGGATGGTTGTTAAGGGATAATTAATGTCTACTTATATTGGTATAACTGGAGTCTCTATTAGATCAGTAAGCAGTGATCCTTCAAATTTGCAAAATGGAGATTTTTGGTATAACAGTACAAGTGGTACTTTTAAAGCTTATGTAAATGGTTCAACCGTAACAGTTACTACGAGCTAGGGAATAGAATTATGAAATATTGTACAGCAACAAATACAGGAGCAGGATTTATAACGTGGAACGAATCAGTAGGACTGAATATATATGGATACCCAGGAAATGTTTGGGTTACCCTTAAAGATGATACAAGTTGGATTACAAGAGTGGGTGGAGTTGAAAAAACTTTAACAGAAGCTCAAGCGACTACTGATGCAGCAGTTACACAAGCTCAAACAGAATGGGATGCTCTTCCTGATAACGGAGAGCCTTATGCATCAGAAACAGGTTATTTAAAAGGTGGAGGACCACGACCCACAGCGGTTGTGTTGCCTAGTTCACCTCAATAGGAGAAACAAATGAGTGATTATCAAGGAATAAAAGGCGTAAAAGTTAAGGCAATATCTGCCGATCCAACAAACGTGAACTTGGGAGATGTTTGGTACAACAGTACGAGTAATACTTTTAAAGCACGGATTTATAGTAGTGGTTGGGCTTCAGGAAACAATCTTTTAAGTCCTTCTGGTCCCAGCACTAGAAATAATGGCGCAGGAGGAGGAGCAGACAGTAGTTGTTTTATGTTTGGAGGTTCAAAGGTTGATGCTCCTTATACATGGACCAATACACAAAATTTTGACGGCACGTCATGGGCTAACTCAGGAGAGTATTTATGGGGTTGGCAAGGAAATTCAGGAACGGGAACAGCTCAATCAACAGGAATAGGATTTACGGGTTATCAACGTCCTGGTTACCCCCCTATCGGAGATAAAGGTCACTCTGCTACTTATAATGGCTCTTCATGGACTGCAGTAAATGATCTGCCTACTGTAGGCGGTGGTTGTGTAGGGACAGGTAATTCAAGTTTGGCAATGGCTTGGTGCTTTCATACAAATCAAGATTTAACTTGTGAATGGGATGGTACGTGTTGGACTGATGGCGCGAATCACGTTGCACCAGCAACTGGTACGAATGCTAAAGGACAATGTGGACCTAAAAGTAATTGCTATGCAGGTGGGATAGCAGAGACAGGTAGTGAAACATGGAATGATACGTGTTGGACTACTGCTGGTACTGTTACCGCATGTAAATCAGGAGGAGCCGCAGGGTCGGGTAGTACCGCAGGTTTAGTGTGGGGCAAGACACCTGTAGCCGCTACTACTACTTCAGCTTTTGACGGAACTTCATGGTCAGCGAAAGGAGCTTTAGTTATTTCTTCGGGAGACTATACTGGAGCAGGAGGAAATAGTGCAACAGCAGCTTGGACGTCTGGTGGAGCACCGATGCCTACAGCTGGACTTGCTACACAGCTATACAGTGAGGGAGGAGCAACTCAGACTATTACAACAAGTTAGAAAGGCTTAAATTTTTATGACGAAAGAGAAAAGACATAATCTTCCCATAACAACGGAACAAATTCATTACGTTGATAAAGTTTTAACTACGGAAGATGTAGATGATTTTAAAAAACTTCTTCCCGAACTCAAAGATAATTGGGTTAAAAAGCAAATGTTTAGAACTGAAACTGAAATGCGTATTTCAGTTCTCAATGATGGAAGGTATCCTACCAAAGCATCTAAATACTGGCAATGTGTGCGAGAACAAGACGTCATGTTTAATAATTTAGTAGAAGTTTCTTTTGACGCACGTATAAATGAGGTGGAATTAAATCAAGTTAAAGAAAAGTTAAACCAAGAAACAGATGAATTAAAAAAGGAACTCCTAAGGATTGAAATTAGTAAAAGAACTTTTCATAGAGCTAATATGGAATTACAGGCCAAAGACAGAATGCGAGAAGTTAAATTATGGTCAACGATAAAAAAAGAGATGGATGACGGTTCATTCGATACTCGAGATGTTAACGTTCACCAAGGAAGAGGGTTATCGGGGTATCTTCACAATAAAGCAAAAGAATTAAATGAGCATAGTCATAATGATGAGATCTTTAATATTATGAGTCAAGTTACAACAATTGAACGTTTACTGAAAGAAGGTATATTAACGACAGATGAGAAAGCCCTAGCCCATGATAAAAAAGCTCCCGAACTTCCTAAGTAAGGATGAGCTGAAACTAGCTCAACAATACTGGAGTTTAAAAGAATATAGTTTGACTCCTTGTTTTCAAGCTCAAAATTCTTTTTCTTTATATGCTGATTTCTTAAGCGAAACTTTTATGGTAGCTAAAAAAGACCAAGTAGAAAAAGCACTGGGGGAACCTTTATTATCTGCTTACAGTTTCTCTCGAGTGTATTATTATGCTTCTAAGCTTCTTGTACATCATGATAGACCTTCCTGTGAAGTTTCTATCAGTTTAAATATTGACGCAGATCTAGAATGGCCTCTCTGGTTTCATGAATTAGGAGAGGATGAGAAACCACTTCAAGGACAAGAGGCGTGCCCTTTGACTCTTAAGCCTGGAGAGGCCTGTCTTTACGAAGGATTTAAATATGATCATTGGCGAGAAACTTATAAAGGTAAACGATGTATGCAGGTCTTTTTACATTATGTTAGAAAGAATGGAAACTATACATCTTTTGCTAAAGATGGAAGACAACATTTTGGACAATCTGCTTTGGAATCTTCTAAAGAGGTATGGAAATAACGATGCCTCAATATCTTGAACCTAAATGGAAATCTTATGTTGCGGTCTCTCAGAACCCTGTATTTACTACTCAACAATGTGATGAAGTTATTCGGATAGGTCAAACCCAACGCTCAGAAAAAGGGGCCGTTGGAGTAGGAACTATACAACAAGGAGTTATAAGTAAAGGGACAGCAGGAAAAGTAGACCCTAAAAAAAGAATTTCAAAAATTAGTTTTATTCCTTTTGATATCGGAGCTCCCGTCTATCGTACCTTAGAACGTTGGATAATGGACGTTAATGCTAATCATTTTGGTTTTGATGGAATACAGATTAGTGAAACAGCTCAGTATACAGAATATGACGTAGGTGGTTTTTATGACTGGCATACAGATAGTAATTTGTTTATGGATGATATGCCCCCAGTTCGAAAAATATCTCTTACTGTATTATTAAATGACCCTAAAGAGTTTGACGGAGGGCACTTAGAACTCATTTCTGATAAAAATAGACCCCCTTTAAAGAGAGGACAAGCTATCTTTTTCGCCAGCTTTATCCCTCATCAAGTTAAACCTGTTACTCGTGGGAATCGAAAATCTCTGGTGATGTGGTGTGGTGGACCTCCTTTAAGATAATGAAGGTTCCTATTTCTCAACTCTATTTAAAAAACCAACGTATTCATATTGTCAATCAAAAACAGTCGGCTTTATATCAAGGAGTACTTAAGAGTTTAGCTAAAGGTCCTCAGATTAACCCTCTTCTCGTAGTAAAGGATTCTGCCGGGAAATATGCAGTGGTTTATGGTAATAATCGTTTCCTAGCTGGGAGTGAACTTGGCTTTAAAGAATTTGAAGTTCGCGTTATTCCTGACGGGGAGCCTAAAACTATCATGGCTAATTGCAAAGACTATAAAAAAGTCGAACTATAGTATCGGTTGATCTCCCCCACAATATAGTATAATTTGTTCTAAAACGGATTTTCTATGCTACACAAAATCAGACTTAAACCTGGGTTAGACAAACAATCTTCTGACACAGGAGCCGAAGGCAAATGGGTCAATGGAGATTATATGCGGTTTCGCTACGGCTTTCCAGAAAAAATAGGAGGATGGTCTCAATTGGTAAGTGATAAACTTATTGGTGCGGGAAGAGATCAGCATACCTGGACCGATATCGCTGGTAATAAATACGCGGCTCTTGGAACTAATAAAATTCTTTATGTTTATTATGAAGGTGCGGCTTACGATATCACGCCTTTAGATACTGCACGTCAACAAACTGGTGCTACATTCATTACTACTAATTCTTCAACCACGGTTACGATTACAACGTCCTCGGACCACGGAGCTGATGTGGGAGATATTATTCTTTTTGAGAGTGCTACGTTACCCGCGACTTCTGCTTATGCCACAACCTTATTTGATAACAAACTTTATGAAATTAAAACGGTTCCTAGCGCTACGACCTTTACCATTGAAATGGCTTCAGCGGAAACAGGAGCAGGATCAACAAGCGCAGGAGGAACTGTTACTGTAGATTTTTATTATATAGTGGGCCCTCTTACTCAAGGTCTTGGATATGGATGGGGTACCAATACTTTTGGTGGTTACACCACTCCTCTCATTACTACGACTTTAAACAATGGAGGAAATTTACTAGCAGGAGCGACTTCAGCGACTTTTACTTTGACGACTTCATTTCCTACCACTGCAGATGGAGGAGGAACTATCCTTATTAATAGTGAACTTATTGCCTATACTGCCAATGATACAGCGACTGGAGTTCTTTCTGGTTTTTCTCGAGCACAAGGAGGAACCAGCGATGTAGAACATACAGATGGAACGGTTACTTATGATGCCACTAATTTTGTGGGATGGGGCGATGCTAGTCCACAATCAAACGTGGTTATCGAACCAGGTCAATGGCGTTTAACGAATTATGGAGAAAATTTATTAGCTCTCATCAATAACAATCGAGTGTTTCAATGGACACCTTCTCCTTCTAATTTAACAGTTAGGGCAACCGCTGTTAGTGGAACTCAAATTCCTACAGCTTCAAGAGACATGGTTATTTCTACTCCCGATCGTCATATCGTTCTAATTGGAACAGAGACCACGGTTCAAGATTCATCAACACAAGACGACATGTTTGTGCGCTGGTCTAACCAAGAAGAAACAACAGTGTGGACTCCGACTGCTACCAATACAGCAGGCAGTCAACGACTAACTGATGGTTCTAAATTGATAGGAGTTTTAGTTGGAAAGACAGCAGTTTATATTTGGTCGGATACTGCGATGTATACTATGAAATTTATTGGACCTCCTCTTACTTTTGGTTTTCAACAAGTAGGAACGAACTGTGGAATATCAAGCATGCATGCAGCTGGCGAAGTTAATGGTATTGCTTATTGGATGGGACCCACAGGATTCTATAGTTTTAATGGTGGTCAAGTTCAACTCTTACCCTGCTTAGTAGAAGATTATGTGTTTGAAGACATTAACACAGGAGCCAATCAACAAATTCATATGGGGGTGAATGCATCTTTTGGAGAGATCACATGGTTTTATCCTAGTTCAGGATCAGATGAAGTCGATCGTTCAGTGACTTACAATTATATGGAATCATCGCCTCAAAACCCTATTTGGTACACTTCTTCGTTAGCTCGACAAACTTGGACTATTGAAGGAGTTTATCCTCGTCCTTATGCAAGTGAATATGATGGATCTATTGCTCCTACTAACCCTACGGTTCAAGGAGTTTCAGATGGAGCCAGTTATTATTGGCAACAAGAATTTGGAACCGATGAATCATTTTTAGATGGATCTACGAATGCCATTGTAGCTAGTGTAGAGTCTGGAGATTATGATATTAGTCAACAAGGAATTGAAGGACCTATTGGGGGTGAATTCATGATGAGAATTAGTAGAATTATTCCTGACTTTGGTGCTCAAACAGGAGATGCTAAAGTTTATTTAAACACTAAAGATTTTCCTACGAGTACGGCAGCTTCTACTTCTTATAATGCTACAACATCTACTACTCAAATTTTCACCCGACAAAGGGCCAGACAAATTGCTCTTAAAATTGGCAATGTAAGCACAGGACAAACTTGGAGAATGGGAACTTTTAGGTTAGACATCCATGCAGGAGGTAGAAGATAATGGCAAAAATCGCAGAAGTTATAGCCGCTATTCTAGGACCAGAGTTTAATCAAAATAATGTTCAAAGTTTGGCTGATAACGTTGGATCCGTAGTTCAAAAACTTAATAGTACTTACCAACAACAATTAACTGATGAATACGAAGCCTTTACTTTATTCATTACTTGAGTTAAATTAAGGAAAAGAAGAAATGGCAAATGCATATAAAAATATTTGGGTAGCAGACGCTACCACAAGTGTTAAAACCGTTTATACGTGTCCTGCGGAAACAGTAGCTGTGGTTAAATCTATTTCGGCTTATAATACACATGCTTCAGCAACTCCTACTTGGACTCTGACGGTTAATCAGAGCAGTAGTTCTTCTGATTTTATTTATAAGGTAATAGCTAGCGTTCCAGCTAAAGGTAAAAAAGAATTTTTAGAAGGAGACGAAAGTACTCTTTTAATTTTAGAAGAAGGAGATGTTTTAAAATTTACAACCACGTCTACTTCAGCTAATATATCAGTGAATGTATTACAACAGGATAGAACATAATGCCTTTTAAAGAATCAGGAGCAGTCATAGATTATATCATGGATGGGGATGGGAACAGTATTCCACGTTATCGTTGTGAAACCGAAGTTACCTTAACAAACATACAAACTAAAAAAGAATATAAATCAGATAAAGAAGCAGAGGACGATATTAACGATCCTAATACAGCTACACAGAAAGAGCATATTAGAAGAGATGTTAAAGTTACCGTCCCTAAAATGGTTATAGGGAGCGGGACTTTAAAAGATGAATCCTAAAGGAGGAACAGAATTACAGTTTGATGAACTTAAGAAAAGATTACCAGAACACTACTGGAATAAAATTAATCTTACGACATCAATCCCTGAAAAAAATCCTCTTGAGAAAGGTAAACTTAATATTTTATGGTTGAAAAATTCTCATGATCAACCCAACATCCAACCGTGGTTTTCGAAACCGGAGAATCATAATAAATACGATTGGTATATTTTTAATTCTCATTGGAATTTTGAAAAGTATCGGCTTTACTTTAATCTTCCTACTAGTCGTTGTCATGTTATTAAGAATGCTTTACCTAAAGTCAAATGGATTCAAAAGTCTCGGTACCAGGCTGACAAACCTTTAAGACTTATTCACGTATCCACTCCTTGGAGAGGACTTAATGTTCTCTTAGCAGCGATGCATCATTTAGTTAACGAGGAAATTCAATTGGATGTTTACAGTTCTACCCAACTTTACGGAGATCAATTTAAAGAAGCTAACGACAAACACTATGAATCCCTTTATGAACATGCTCGTAAAATGGATAAGGTTAATTACATTGGCTACAAATCTAATTTAGAAATTATTGAGGCTATGCAGTCTACTCATGTTTTTGCTTACCCTTGCATCTGGGAAGAGACATGTTGTATTTCAGCGATCGAAGCGATGGCAACGGGCAATATTCCTTTGGTCACAAACTTCGGAGCCCTCCCCGAAACATGTGGAGATTATGGATATTATGTAAATTATGATACCAACCCTAAAAGACTCGCGGAAGAATATGCCGCTCATCTTCTTTATATAAAAAAGATTTTACCCACAGATGATATTCAGCAACGTTTAGAAAATCAGCGTCAGCATTTCAACCATTTTTATAACTGGGACGAACGGATTAAAGAATGGATTGCTTTTTTAAACAATGCTCTAGAAGCTAAAGGAATTTCTCATGGGAATGAATGATGGACTTTTAACTGAAGATAAATTTAAAGAAGACATAAAACTTTTTCCTCAGAATACAATCGATGGTACTAAAGTAATTGATGAACCTACCCAGGATGTTATACCTAATAGTATATTTGTAGCCACCCCGTGTATGGGAAGTTTAATGCTTTCCTATGTTAAATCAGTTTTAGAACTTCAAGCCATCTGTCTTTCTAAAAAAGTAAATGTTAAATTTCATATGGTTCAATCTTCCCTGGTGACTCAAGGAAGAAATTTATGTGTACAAGCTTTCCTTAATTCCCATTGTTCCCACATGTTATTTGTTGACTCTGATATTGAATTTGATCCAACTTCTATTCTAAGCATGCTGAAGCATAATAAAGATATTGTCCTGACTCCCTATCCTATGAAAGTTTTTGATTGGGATAAAGCTAGATTATTAACAGCTAAATCAGGTAAACCCGTCGAAGAATGTCCGCATTATTTCTGCCTGGAATTTCCTGATAAAAATAAAATTGAAAGTAAAGGGGGACTCTGTGAAATTGTTAAAGGACCTGCAGGCTGCATGCTTATTAAAAGAGAGGTCTTTGATAAGATGATGAAGGCTTATCCCAAGATGAAAATTAAACAAAAACAACTGGTGAATGGACTTATGTCTACGAGTGAAAACGTGTGGAACTTTTTCGATAGTGATTTTAATCCTGAAACAGGAGTCTTTTTGGGTGAAGATTATGCTTTTTGCAAACGTTGGACGGACCTGGGCGGTAAGA